GTGCTGCATGGGCTGCGGGGGCTGCTGCAAGGGCTGCTGCGGGGGATGCTGCGGATGCTGCGGGGGCTGCTGCAAGGGATGCTCAGAAAGAAATGTTTATTGCGATGTGTGAAGGTACTGCACCGTGGCAAGTTAAATAATAGGAGTAAAGAGTGAGCAATAACACAGTAAGAGACTATCTAATAGCAATACTTTTAGCGGTTGCCTTAGGTGTTGAGTTAGCCCTGTCAATCCCGAACACACCTTAGACCAACTAAATTGGATGGCAAAACAAGACTGGATTGATTTACCGAAACCATAATTATGGATTACACTATCCTTCATACAATGCACTGAAATTATGTGTGGAAGGATAGATATGAATACAGCATTATTAAAGTCAGCGTATGCTAACGTATTATCTAAATTAGATGGATTTAGAGGCGTTAATCATGGCTGAAGGAAAGAAAACAGGCGGTAGAGCACCGGGAACGCCCAACAAGGCTACGGGAGAGGCACGACAAGCCATAGCCCTATTCGTAGATCAAAACGCTCCTAGGCTCACTCAGTGGCTTGATAGGGTTGCTGACGGTGTGAAGGATGAAGAGGGCAAGTATGTTGTCCCACCTAATCCAGCCAAAGCATTCGACATGTTCCAAAGCGTGGTTGAATACCATGTGCCTAAGCTTGCTCGTATGGAAATGGCAGGAGATCCTAATGCCCCGATCAGAGTTGAGGGTCAATTCGATGTATTCGATGAGCTCTTGAAGCATTACTCTATGTCTAGGCAAGATGGGCAATGAGCTCGATAGTCGAGCTATTAAAGAGCCCCGACATCAGGGATAGGTTCCGAAGCCTAGATCCTAGAGAACAGATCACCTTCGAGTGGCGTGCTAAATGGAATACCAAAGCCCATAAGTTCCAACTGGAACCACCGGGCGACTGGAACATATGGTTGATGCTTGGGGGTCGAGGATCCGGCAAGACTAGGACATCAGCAGAGACACTGGGATATTGGGCGGCTAGTGAACCCAATACTCGGTGGCTTGTATCAGCTCCTACCAGCTCAGACTTACGCAATACCTGCTTTGAGGGTGAATCCGGTCTGCTGGCTGTGATCCCCAAAGAGCTGGTAATCGACTACAACAAATCCCTACACCAGCTCAAGCTGTGGAATGGCTCCATCATTACTGGCGTGCCTGCATCCGAGCCTGAGCGTCATCGTGGTGGTCAGTACCATGGAGCGTGGCTAGATGAGCTCGCCGCATGGGATTACCTGCAAGAGACGTGGGACATGATCCAGTTCTCTGTACGTCTGATAGGTAAGCGTGGCACCAAGATACTGTGCTCTACCACACCCAAACCAAAACCATTAATCATGGATCTGCTCCACCGGGAAGGTGACGACGTGACGGTGACTAAGGCATCAACCTACGTCAATATCAAGAACCTCGCCCCATCCTTTCAGAAACAGATCCTTCAGTATGAGGGCACGAACCTAGGTCGCCAAGAGATCCACGCAGAGATCATTGATCCTGAAGAGGGAGGCATTGTTAAACGTGAATGGTTCCGACTATGGCCTGATGGTAAGAAGTTCCCCAAGTTCGAGTACGTCATCCAGTCATACGACTGTGCGACCAGTGACAAGACCTATAACGATCCGACTGGCTCGATCACCATGGCGGTATTCAAACCATTGGATGGCGGAATGTCAGTGCTCATCCTTGACTGTTGGCAGGAACACCTTCAATACCCTGACCTTCGACCCAAGGTGCTGGAAGAGTTCGAGGTCGTCTATGGTGAGGGCCGAGACCGTAAGCTGGTTGACCTCGTACTAGTTGAGGACAAGTCAGCCGGCATCAGTCTTATACAAGACTTGCAACGTGCCCATCTGCCAGTCCATGCATATAACCCCGGCAGAGCTGACAAAGTCCAGCGGCTGTCGATCGTGGCAAACATCATTAAGGCTGGGCGTGTGTGGGTGCCTGAGTCATCAGTACGCAGGGGATTCGTAAGAGACTGGGCAGAAGGTATGGTCAGTCAGATCTGCTCCTTCCCTGAAGGCACAGCCCATGATGAGTTCGTCGACTGCATCAGCCAAGGGCTCCGCTATCTGCGTGATGCCGGGTGGATCAGCATCGATGCACCACCAAGAGAAGAGATTGAACAAGAGGACATTTCTGATGCAGAGATCTACAATAGTCGTGGTAGAGAGAACCCTTATTCAGCGTGACACTACTAATGGCATTAGTAAGGGAAAACCCTAAGAAAGGATGAAGATGGGCAATGAAGACTACATGTACTACAAAAAAGACCACGAGACGTACGGGCGAACGCTCTATCTCGATGGGGTTCGATATACTGTCAGAAACAATAGCTTCGAGATCAGCGTCCAAACCAACACCGAAATTTGGGAACAGCTCGCCGTCCAACAACTCAGAGAATGGATCAAGTGGAGAAAAGAGCAAGCGGATTTGCGAGAGTCTCGGAGTGTGCCAAGGTGATGGGCGTTGCTCAGATTGTCCGTCGATAGGATAATGGCGCAATGAACAAGCCTAAGCACAAATATCCACATGCTCATGATCGTATTGAGGAGAACGACTTGCACGCAGCTCAAGGCGGTAAAGTGAACGATTCAGCATTCATCGGCTACCTATCCCCTGATGGTAAGTTTGAGTCCTATCCTGAGTCAGTAGCAAAAGCCAACGACTACCACCACAGCTACACCGTCAAAGACTTGGACGCATACGACAAAGAAGGTGGACTGACATTCGTTCGCATGGGTGGAGAACCAATACTCAGCATCAAAGGCACGCCCGCTATCGATCCCTTCCATCACAAGAGCTCACCTATGATCTCTGACTTGGCAAGGCGAGTGATCAAGTCAGGTGCTCACCCAGACATGCCTATCAAGATTGAGCACATGGGCTTTGCCAAACATGAAGCTCCCTATCAAGACAAACACATTGGCACACTGCACGAGTGGTCGATGAGGAATGCACCAGTTAAAAAAGCCAAAGGTGGGATCGTATCAATGTTGCGTAAGCATGGACAACCAGTAAACAGTCACATGGATGCAATGAAAAGACAAAGTAATGGCCATCATGTCTATGCATTCCATGAGCAAGATGAAACGCCAAGAGAAATTAAATCCATGCATGAATTACAGGGATATACACCTGAGCAAATATACACAATACATCCACAGCATCTTGTAGAACATAAAGCTGACGGTGGATCAGCTCGTGAAAAAGCATTACAAAAGTATTTGGCAGAAAGCCAAGTAAAACATCCTGTCTACCATGTAGCTAAGACAGACGTTAAAGAATTCTCGCCCAAGCATAGAACAGAATCATCCAGCATGGGTCATCATTTTGGTACAGCAGAACAAGCCAACTTCCGTATGGGTCAATATGACTTCGAGAGTAAGCACCCCAACATTGGCAAGTACCATCTGAATATCAAAAATCCACTGGAAGTATCCCACATGGGATCATTCGCCCCCGATCACTTGGCAGAGCAAATGATGGACATGGGAATATTAGATCCAGATAAGTACGATGCCATGTCTGAGAAGCATAGCTACTCATCTCTTCCACTCGGCAATGAACTTGTCAAGATACTCAAGAAGCATGGCTATGATGGCTTGATGTATGCCAATGAACGTGAGGGAGAAGGACATTCATATGTACCGTTCGAACCACATCAAGTTAAATCAGCCATTGGAAACCGTGGCACCTATGATCCTAATGAGCATGACATCACCAAAGCTAATGGCGGTGATGTAAGCCTAAAAGAGATGCAAGATTACATTGCTAATAAAAATGGCACATATGAGGGTCGCCGCTTTGAAAGAGCTTCAGACGAAGTCCCACATTTGATGGAGACATATGATCCTGAAGCCCTTAAATCATTATTTAGGGGCGACAATGCTAAAGCTTTGATGACTATGGATCCTGCTGACTTTGAAAAGTATGCCACGCCAATCCATGAGAGATTTGTAACTGGACATAGATATGCAAGTGAAGAAGGTCAATTACCGATGCTCTCGCATGAAGATTACATAAAACATTTGGCAAACACTAAAAGATTTAAAGATGTACCTTATTTAGAGATTAATAAAGAACATCAAGGTAGAAAAGAACTTCCATTTATATCAGGTCATGAAGGACGACACCGCAATCGTGCTTTATCAGCTAAAGGATTAAAAACTGGTTTGGTTCAATTATTACCAAGAGCAGAGCTTAGAGAACCGTTTCCTAGAAGAAAACGTGAAGATTATATAAATGCTTTACGAAATGAACTAAGTCTCATGGGTAATAAAGTTAGACCTGAAAAAATTAAAGACGAGCAATCTAATTATGGAGAAGCAAAACGTCGAAGTATTATTCAATTGCCTGACTTCTATGCAGGAGGCGGCGACGTACAAGGAAAACCTATGAATACCCCAACACTGGCACAGATGCGTCATAGCATTAACACCCATGGCAATCCTGAAATCATGGACAACATTGGCATCAATGAAGCCATGGACATGGATCCTAAGATCTTCGTTAGCCCTAACCCACATGACACAGGAGTTCCTGCAACAGGTGGCGTAGCTGATAGTCATGGCCTGCCAATCGGTGGAGTAGACACCAATAACATGCAACCCGGTCAACAGTTGAACCCACAGCCAATGGGCCAGCAACAGCAACCCGGTCAGCCTCCAGCTCCCAGCGGTGCACCCGGTGGAATGCCTAGTGGCCCAACACCTCCTGAAGGCAATATGCTATCCATGACTCCACAAGGTCAGACTATGCAGGCTATGCAACCTAACCCACAAGAACAGCCACAAGCCATGGCTAGTGGGGGTGCCATGAAAGCGGCAATAGCTAATTACATGGCTAAAGGTGGACAAACTAAGAAAAACAAAATATATCAGGAAACAGAAAATCCTAAACGTGTGTTGGTTAAAGCCACAGGGGCTGGCAATGTTAATGGCATTGTTGTTCCAAAACACATGATTGAAGGAAATAGCTGGGAAGATAAAAAATCAGGAAAGCAACGCAAAATTGCTGGTTTGCAAGATATCAATGAAACTCGTGCCAATGTATATGGTTCTGAAAATCGTGATCCGTTAACTTTAGGGCAGATAGCTAATATTCATAGAAAGCACTTGCAAGAGCACTTTATGATGCCTAGAGAAGAACAACTTTCGGCAGAAGTTGCGGCTTTAGAACGATTGCGTAAAGCACAACACATTGGAGAAGGTGCCAATACGCTCGATAAAAGCGAAAAACTTGACACAGTGCACCATGAAATGGGCCCAAATGGCAGACCTTATATTGGATTTGCTTCCAAAGGCGTGGCTGGTCATGCTCTTTACACATCAGGACATGGTGCCAATCAAAAGTTTCACGTTGTCAATACATGCCCAGGACAAACAGTCGGTTGTGGTGGCGGTGTAGATAAAAATGGACATGTCGACACCAGCAAAGGAACATGCTTTGCCCCTAATGCTGAATCTCAATATGCGGCGGCATCTGTACGTCGTGCCGCACATGAGCAAGCTAAACATGATCCAGCAATGACTCGTGACTTTATCCTTGCCCATACTGGCTCATTACGTCATGCCGCATCATTAGCTGACAAGAATAATGTTAATTTATTATTCAGACCTAATATTGTAGATGAAACAGATGTGTCTTCTCGTCACGTTATTCGTCATCTAAACCAACAACGACGGGCAGAAGGTAAGCCTGACATCATTGCTAACTCTTATGGCAAAACAAATGAGTTGCATGATCCTGAAAATGGTTATTATGTGACTCATTCAAATGTTGGCCCTAAAACAAAACATGGCTACAGCATTAATGAAAACATTGGACGTGATAAAGCAAGAGTAAGAAACACTATCTTAGCCGCTGACAATAAAGGAGACTTTGTAAATGAACAGGGTAACCTGACACCACCTAAAAATTCATACATGGTTACCAACGTCAAACGTGGATCTGACTTTGACAAAAAAATCCAACAAGCTATTAAATACGCTAAATATTGGTCATCTCCAAGACACATAGATGAATTAAGCGAACTAGAAAAAGCAGAAGGGTTGCAAAGCCATTACAACGGCAAAGGAGAGCCAACTACTCCTGCTAAAGCTCATTACGGGCATATGATGCTTAACAACAGACGCTATGACTATCAAAAACAACACATATTGCATCCTAGACTTGTACAAGTAGGTAAAAATCCTGATGGTATGCCACATATGATACCGACTGATTCTCGGTTTAAAGACAATGAATTTTTACCAAAAAGTCGTTTTATGACAAAAAATGGCAAAAAGGCAGGTGCTATTTTGATGACTACACCTACTGAATCGACAAGCAATCTTGGTCACCATACAGAATTTACGCATAATGTAGATGAAAAACATCTTGGGCATGCATTAAAAAATAAAGGCGAATATCAAATTGACCATCCGCTAGAACAAGAAATGAGTATGGGTAAAGAGTACATTAAGCCTCAACCTATTCAAGTATTAAAGAAAAAACCAGTAAAACTTGCTGGTGGTGGATCAGTATCAGGAGATAATGATCTTAATGATGACGACTTCAATGCGTTTCCTGAGCGTAATTTTGCTTCGCAATATCATCTTGCAAAACGAGCTGGTATTTCAGACGTTCGGGATTTACCAAAAGAATATGTACATAAAAGGTTAAGAAATGGCTGATGATATTAATATTGACGAACAAGAAGACGGGTCGGCATTTGTCGACATGCCGGATATTGATGTCGAAGAGCAGGAAGATGGCTCTGCAATCATTGAATTAGATGATGGCCCTGAATTTAACCCTGAGTTCTATGACAACTTAGCAGATACAGTCGATGCTGGTACATTGGGAGATCTAGTATTTCAATACATGGATCTATTGGAAAGCGATAAACAAGCTCGTGAACTAAGAGATAAGCAGTATGAAGAGGGTATTAAACGGACTGGTATGGGCAATGATGCCCCAGGAGGTGCTACCTTTATGGGTGCTTCTAAAGTCGTGCACCCTGCTATGGCTGAAGGTTGCGTTGACTTCGCCGCACGAGCAATTAAAGAAATGTTCCCACCGGATGGCCCTGTCAAGTCCAAGATCATTGGTAAGCAGGATGATCTCAAAGCGGCGGTAGCAGAACGCAAGGTCGACTTCCTGAACTGGCAGATCACCGAGCAAATCGAAGAGTTCCGAGATGAGCAAGAACAGCTCCTGACTCAATTACCATTAGGTGGCTCACAGTACTTCAAGCTTTGGTTTGATGAGGATAAGAAACGCCCATGCGTTGAGTTCTTGCCTATCGACCGAGTGATCCTGCCTTTTGCGGCAACCAATTTCTATACCGCCCAGCGTGCGGCTGAAGTTCATGAGATTACTACCTACGAATTTGAGCGTCGTATCAGATCCGGTATGTATCGTGACATCAGCTACGCAAAAGCGACTGAGAATTTAGAAGAGGGCAAAGTAGCCCAAGCCAACAACAAGATTGAAGGCAAGCAATACGAGTCAAACAAAGATGGCCTGCGTAAGGTCTATCACATCTATACATGGTTGGAGCTAGACGACGATAAATCCACTAAAGGTAAAAACGCCCCTTACATCTTGATGATCGACGAGCTCGATAACGAGGTAGTGGGCTTGTACCGCAACTGGGAGGAGTCCGATGAGACCCGAACTAAGCTTGATTGGATTGTTGAATTTAAATTTATACCTTGGCGTGGTGCCTTTGCTATTGGGCTCCCTCATCTTATCGGTGGTCTCTCTGCCGCTCTTACTGGCTCATTGCGTGCTTTATTGGATAGTGCACATATCAATAATGCGGCTACGATGCTCAAGCTCAAGGGTGCGAAGATCAGTGGACAAAGCCAGCAAGTAGACGTTACACAAATCGTAGAAATCGAAGGTGCACCGGGAGTACAGGACATTCGCCAAATTGCGATGCCTATGCCATTCAATCCACCTAGCCCAGTTCTACTTGAGCTCCTAGGCTTCTTGGATAAGGCTACAAGCTCCGTAGTAACCACTGCTGAAGAGAAGATAGCTGACATCTCTGCAAACGCTCCTGTGGGCACTACACAAGCTTTGATTGAGCAAGGCTCACAAGTTTATTCATCAATCCACGCCCGACTCCATGAGTCACAAGCAAGGGTTCTCAAGATCCTTTGCCGACTCAATCGCTGGCACTTTGATGATATGCAAAAAGGGGACATTGTCTCCGACTTGGATGTAACTCGTGAAGATTTCTCCAAGAACACAGATGTGGTTCCTGTCTCTGATCCGCATATATTCTCCGAGACTCAACGGATGGCACAGTCACAAGCTGTGCTCGCCTTGGCTGAGAAGCATCCTGATCAGTTTAAGATGGGCCCAGTAATTGCCAGGTTCCTAAAGCAGATGAAGATACCAAACATCAATGAGATTATGGTTGACACTCCTGCTCCGGAACAACGTACCTCAGCAGATGAGAATGCGGCATTACTGATTGGACAGCCTTCCTATGCTTATATCCAGCAGGATCATATTGCTCACATTCAGGATCACCTGCAGTTTGCGATGAACCCATACATGGGTCAGTCACCATTTGCAGATCCATCCTATCTGAACAACTTGATCGAGCATCTCAAGCAACACATGACCCTTTGGTACCTCAACCGTTCCAATGGCTATGTGCAAGAGACCACCAAGAAGCCTGTGGACGATTACGAGAATCCAAACTACACACCAATCATCGACAAGTTGTACACGACTGTTGGTGCCCATGTGATGATGGACGTAACCGAAGTGATGGGCCAGTTTGCTCCATCGTTCCAAAAACTTATTCAAATGGCACAAGCCAAGAATGCACCTCCACAATTGCCACCTGATGCACAAGTGGTTAAGGACACTGCAACGGCTGAGACACAACGTAAGACTGCTAAAGATCAAGCTGATGCACAGATTGCACAAGCTAAGATCACAGCAGATACACAGAAGACAGCTCTCAATAATCAGACCAAGGTAGAAATTGAGAACGCCAAATTGACGCACCAAACGATCCAAACAATCGCTAATGCTCAACCGCAGGCCCAACCGCCTGCACCCCCAGTATCACCAACCCCTCAACAAGGAGAACCAAATGGCATCAACGGATAAAGAGCAAAAAAGTATTGATGTTCCACAACATAAGCGTCTAGCTATGGGCGAAAAGATTGATGGAACTTCATACCAATCTAAAGGCAGTACTGAATCAAAAGCAAAATCAGGTGGACTTTCTCACGCAAGTAAGAAAAATAAATGATTGAAGCATTGATTCATAGAGTTAAGATACGACAAGCAGAATTGCAGTTAGCCTTAGCATCCGGCTCACCTATAAACTGGGAATCGTATCAAAGACTTGTTGGTGAGTATCAAGGTCTTCAAAAAGCCATGGATATGATTGACGAAATGTTGGACGAAGAAAAGAATCAAAATTAAACCCCTGCACTGAAAAGTGCGTATATGCATCTGAAATATGATGTGAAAGGAAAACAATGAGTGAACAACAACCTATTCCCACTATTGATGGGAATGACGGAACGCCTGATCCAACTGAGTTGGATTGGGCCTTTCCTGATGTAAAGCCGGGACAGCGTCCTTTTGGCGGTCGAGTGATTATTCAACTGCGTCGTATTAAAAAGACATCAGGACGAATCATCATCGTGGATGAAACTAAAGAGAATGAGAAATGGAACAACATGATCGGTAAGGTCGTGGCTGTTGGCCCATTGGCATTCAAGAACCGAGACACTATGCAACCATGGGCTGAAGGCTCTTGGGCTGAAGTTGGTGACTTTGTTCGTGTTCCAAGGTGGGGCGGTGATCGTTGGGAGCGTATGGATCCTAACGAAACAGACGAAGCACTGAAAGAACCAGTTTTATTCATGACTATTAACGACCATGAACTGATTTCGGCAGTCACAGACGACCCGTTATCGTTCAAAGCCTACGTTTAAGGAGACCTAAATGGCTGATACAGATCAAACAGAATTAGCACTAGACGCAATAGAGGCAGATGATGGCTCTGCGGTAGTGGAAGTTGACCCAAAATTACTCGTTCCTGAAGATAGTAACGAGCAAAATGGGTTTGAACGAGCAAAAGAAGGTGGAGAAGTCGCAGATCCTGCTGATGAAGACCACGAAGACGACAATGAAGAGCTCAGAGCGGCTAAACGCAACCGTCGTCGTGCTAAAAAAGACCTGATCCGTAAGACAAATCAGGAAAAAGATGTCCAACTGATGGCTTTGAAGCGTGAAAACGAGTTGATGAAGCGTGATATCGACTTGTTGAAGCGCAGTTCCAAAACCGAAGGCTTGATCCGCATCGACAAGAACATCGAAGACGCTCAAACTCGCTTGGAATACGCAAAAATGAAGATCGCTGAGGCTACTCAGAATGGCGATGGTCAAGGAATGGTTGAAGCACAGACTTTGATGCAGAACGCATCAGAAGAAGTACGCCATTTAAACAATCTACGCCATCAGGCTGACAAGGAACTCAAGCAACGTCCTCAACAAAACAACCAACCTGCCGCTGATCCTGATGCACAACGATTAGCACAGCAATGGATGAGGAAGAACAACTGGTTTAACCCACAGCTCAATGATGCCGATAGCCGTATCGCTAAACGTATCGATGATTTGATGGCGGCAACCAATTGGGATCCAGCCGATCCTGATTATTGGGAAGAATTGGATAGCCGTTTGCAAAAAGAATTACCTCATAGATATAATGGAAACAATGACGACGATTCCCGTACTGTCAGACGACCGAGGAATGTTGTGGGAAGCTCAGGAAGAGAAGCATCAGCCGCCTATGGGGGATCTAATCGCTCCCAGTTCGTACTATCACCTGATAGGGTGAGAGCTATGAAGGATGCTGGAGCTTGGGAAAATCCTGAACGTAAAGCTAAGATGATTAAGCAATTCATTGCTTATGATCGTGCCAACCGAAACAACTAATCTAAGGGGAATACATTATGGAATCACGTTTAAAAAAATCTTTGCATGCTGGTGGTCGCCAAGACCGTTCAAATGGGGAAGCAAGCCACACAGCACCCGAAGAGAAGTTCATTTCAACGCAGGAACGTAAAAATATGTGGAGCGAGGAATGGACGCAATCAGCATTGCCCAAACTACCCAGTATGGACGGGTGGCATCTTTGCTGGCTCTCAACAACCAACAGTTATGATTCAATCGATAAGCGGATTCGCTTAGGGTACGTTCCAGTTAAATCTGAAGAGTTACCCGGCTATGAAGATTACCGAGTGAAGTCAGGTGAACATGTTGGATATATCTCATGTAACGAGATGTTACTGTTTAAGTTACCAATGGAAATTTTCCAAGAGGTCATGACTCATATGCATCACGATAAACCTCGTGAAGAAGCAGATAAGATCAAAGTCCAGGTGGAAAGCCTCCAAGGACGTGACAGTAATGGTCGTTCATTAGTTAGCGTTGAAGGCGAAGGTATGGGTTCTATTGATCAGCAACCAACCAAAACGCCCGTATTTTCGGGTTAATCTTTAGGAGAATTGATATGTCAGCAATTTCAGCTCCGTTTGGCTTGCGTCCTGCGTTCCATCCCTCCGGTTTGGATCGTGCTCAGGCGTTAGCTGGCGGCATTACATCGGGTTATGCAACCCAAATCCTTAAGGGCCAACCAGTGGCGTATTCGCCATCTGCTGGTGTTATCGTTCCTGTTACTGCTAGCAGCACCAATGCCGCATGGTCAGGTGCTTTCGCTGGTGTGCAGTGGACTGATACTACTGGACGTGCTCGTGTGTCTAACTATTGGCCTGCAAACACTGCTTACACAGCAGGTACTTGCACAGCTTACTTCTACAACGATCAAAACATCGTTTATGAAATCCAAGCTGACGGCCCAATGGCTCAGACCACAATTGGTAACGAATATTTGTTCACCAACGTGACCAACGGTTCATCTACCACTGGCTTGTCACAAGCAAATTTAGGTGCTTCGACTGCTGTGGGTAATAACTCTCAAGGTCAGATGCGTGTAGTCGACTTAGCACCATATGTCGATAACGCATGGGGCGACTCATACACTATTGTGCGTGTCGTTAATAGTAACTCGCAATTCTTCGGTGCTATCACCGCAATTGCATAATATAGGAAGCTAAAAAATGGCCGCACCAATGAGAAGTACGGACTTCCGCTCAATCGTTGAACCGATTTTGAACGAATGTTTTGACGGAGTTTATGACCAACGTGCTGATGAATGGAGCCGTGTTTTCCGTGAGGAAGACGGTATTCCACGCAACTACCACGAAGAACCAGTCCTTTATGGATTTGGAGCCGCTCCACAATTGCCTGACGGTACACCTGTTACCTATCAGCAAGGTGGCGTATTGTTCCTCAAGCGTTACCTATACAAAGTGTATGGCCTTGCCTTCGCTTTGACTAAGGTATTGGTTGAAGACGGCGACCATATTCGTATCGGTCAAGTATATGCACGTCACTTGGCACAATCTTTGGTGGAAACTAAAGAATTGTTAGCCGCTAACGTGTTGAATACAGCTTTCAACTCTGCCTATCCGGGCGGCGATGGCGTGTCTTTGATTAACACTGCACACCCAATCGTAAACGGTACATTCAGCAACCAGTTAGCTACAGCCGCTGTTCTGTCACAAACATCTTTAGAACAGATGTTGATTCAGATCCGTCAAGCAGTAGACAACAACGGTAAGCGTATTCGTTTGGTACCACGTCAATTGATCGTGGCTCCGGGCAATATCTTCCAAGCTGAAGTATTGTTGAAATCTGTATTGCGTACTGGTAACGCAAACAACGACATCAACCCAATCAAGTCTATTGGCTTGCTTGACGAAGGTGCCGCTGTATTGTCACGTTTGACTTCATCCACAGCATGGTGGGTTCAGACCGACGCTCCTGAAGGCTTTAAGCTTCTGATGCGTCGTCGTTTGGAGAAAACCATGGAAGGTGATTTCGAGACCGACACAATGCGTTATAAGGCTACTGAGCGTTACGATTTGGGCTTTACTGACCCACGTTGTTCGTACGGTACACCCGGTATTTAATGTTGTAGGGGTCGGCGTAAAAACCGACCCTTTTTAAAATTTATTTATGTCAAGCTTTTCAAGGAGTAGACAAAATGCCACAATTCGGTGATGATTTATTCTTAGGTGGAAATAGCGGTCAGACCTATATGGGTACTGGGCCACAATCAGCTACTTCCGTTTTTACAGGTTCTATTACAACTACAACTTTGACTGTTAATGCTTTGTTGTCAGGCGACCCATTGGTTGTCGGTCAATACATTACTGGCTCAGGCGTAACAGCTAATACATACATTACAGCTTCATTAGGTCAAAATTCTAGTGGACTCAACACATACACATTATCTGCTTCTACTACATCAGTAAGTTCAGTAACTATGTATGCCGCAGGTAATGCATTGTTAGGAGATCCATCCCCAATGTCTTTAGGTGTTGGCCCATTAGGTCGCATCTATATTTGGGACACAATTCCACAAACATTGCAAACAGCAAATATTGCCGCTTCTCAAGCTCCAGCCGCATCAGGTTCATTGACTCTGACAGCAGGTACTTCTGCTAAGTCTTTTATTCGTGCAGATGGTACAACTGTTATTCAGTTGGACGTTCCCCGTGCTTTGCAAGTTAACTCTTCAACCACTGCTCGTACATTCACAGTAAGCGGTTGGGATTACTATGGTCAGCCAATGACTGAGAGCATCGTTGTTGCTACTGCAGGCACACCTAAGTTTGGTAAAAAAGCTTGGTATCAAATCTCAAGCGTAACCATTTCAGGTTCTGCAACAGCCGTAACAGTTGGTACTACTGATATTTTAGGTTCTCCAGTTCGTATTATTGATGGTGGTTACATCATTGATCCGGGTTGGGCTGGTGCATTAGCTCCTGATACTGGAACATTCGTAGCCGCAGATACAACCAATCCTGCTACAAGCACAACTGGTGACGTTCGTGGTACTTACCAACCATCTTCAGCAACCAACGGTTCAAGCCGCTTAGTTATGTCGATTGCAGTTCCAGCTATCGCTGTAGGCCCTAATGCAACACGCACTGGTGCTCTTGGCGTAACCCAAGCTTAATAGGAGACAAAAATGTCTGAATTTAAACCAATGGTAAAGATGTACACCGATGAGCCTTCAGTATCTTTGAAACTCAAAAAAGGTGGCAAGGTCAAAGCCAAGCATCACAAAGAAGGTGGTGAGCATCATGGTCATAAGAGCATGGAGCATCACGCTATGGGTGGTATGCATCACGCTTTTGAATCAGAGCATGGCAAAGCCCCTAAAAAGCCTTCAATGATGGAGCGTATGAAGGCAATGAACCCTAATCAGTACAAAAAGGGTGGCAAAGTTGCTCATAAGGTTATGGGTGGCGGTATGCCAATGGCTAATCCAGCAATGGATCCTGGTCGTGCTCCTATGACTCCAATGGGCCCTAAAGCAATGGGTGCAATGCGTCCAATGGGCCCAACAGCTTTAGGTCAAATGGCTCCAGCTCAACGTAATGCTCGTGCAATGCAAGTTCGCAAAGCACTTACAGGCATGAAAAAAGGTGGCAATGTAGATCACAAGGAAATCGAGAAGTTGGAGAAAGAACTCCATCATCACGAGAAGCTTGATATGAAACATGCTCACCCACAGCGTAAAGCTTCAGGTGGTGCTATCGACCGTGATGAAACCCGTACAACTATTGAAAAAGGCACAAAGAAATTTGCCAAGACTATGGTTGTAGATGGTGATCATAAAGATCGTGCACATGGCACTGGTGAGATCCATGAAGATCGTCCAGCAGGCTACAAGCATGGCGGTAAAGTTCATCGTATTTCAGGTCATCCTGAAGGTTCACATGAGCATCACAAAGCTATGGCTAAACATCACAAAAAAATGTGTGATGAAACTGGCTCTGCACACCATGCTCGCAAGTGCGAAGAGCACAAGCATATGGCTAAGATGTGCAAAGGTGGTAGCTATGCCAAAGGTGGTACAACTGGTGATCGTACCCCTGCTGATACTCATGAGTCATACAACAAGGGTAAAACCAAGTTTGGTGGCACTATTGAGGACAATGAGCACGATTATGAAAATACTCAGATGCATTCTGCTAAACCTGATCGTGGACAAAAATCCACAGGTGGTGTAGCAATGAGTAATGCTGGTGGCTTCAAGCATGGCGGCAAAATGCATCACAAAGCAACAGGTGGTGCAATTCCAGCGGCTACTGAGAAGAACAAGAAGGAAGGTCATTTTAAGCATGATGCTATAGAAGGCGGCGATTGGGAAAATCGTGCGGCTGATACAGCGACCGCTGGCGTTAAAAACACACGCACTGGAGAAGTAAAAGAATCCAATGCTGGTGGTTTTAAGCGTGGAGGTCATGCTTCAAAAAAGCACTACGCCACGGGCGGTAATGTTGTCGATGATGGTAAGGCAGTAAAAATGCCTCGTCATTTCGTCAGCCGTCCCGTGGCTAATAGCCTCCAGTCCGGTACTTTTAAGACTGGTGGTGGAGTAAAAAAGCTCGCTAAGGGTGGTCGTGAGGAGAAGGAGGAAAAACCCAACCTCCGGTTAATTTCTACGCATCAATGAAGAGGTAATTAAGTCGGGGGGCTTCGGCTCCCCACTTTTAAAGGATAAATTATGAGTAATGGAATTGTTTCATCAGTTACCCGTGGTGGTGCAACTGAGCCATTTGATCTTCAAGTAGCTCGTGGTCAAATTTTAGGTCACAGTATTGTTAGCGTGTTTGGATATAACGGCAACATTACATCGTCAACTGCACCAACAACTGCACCTATTCCAATGTGGGAAAACGCAACTGCGTATACATTTCCGACATCTGCGGCAACTTTGACAGTTGTAAGTTCATCAGCATCTGACAATACTTCAGCATCTATTTTGATTAGTGGTTTAGATGCAAGCTATAACCCTCTTTCAGAAACATTGTTCTTGAATGGAACAGCCGCTGTAACTTCTGTAAATAGTTACTACAGAGTTAATAGTGTAGTTATGGTATCTGCTGGTACAAGCCAAGTTACCAATGTAGGAACAATTACGTTTAAACAAGGTACAAATATTGTTGCCCAAATCAACCCTAAAGTTGGTAAAAATCAAGCAAGTATTTATTCTGTTCCTGCTGGATACACATTCTATTTAAATGAAGTAGAAGTTAATTCAGACAATACATTGGGTAGTGGTAATGGCATGTATTACAACGTACAGCAAACTGTAAATGGCGTGCAATACAATGTATTGACACAAGGTTTTAGCTCTGTTTATATAATCGATAGATCATCTGCACCATTTCCTTACCCACAAAAATCAGATATTCAATGGCAAATTGCTACAACTAGCTCAACAGCTATTTTGTCCGGAGCAATTATTATTGGTAAATTGATTCAGAACAACAACAATACAACTGGCGTAGGCACTTAATCATGCCAAGCAAATCCAAAGCTCAACATAATTTGATGGAAGCCGCCGCTCACACCAAGGGTGGATATGGTGGCGTACCTCAAAAAGTTGGTAAAGAATTTGTAGAAGCAGATGAAGGAAAGAAGTTTAAAGGTGGCGGTTTGTATGAAAACATTCATCGTAAACAAGAAAGGATTAAGCGTGAAAAAGCTAAAAGATTACCTATCGAACATATGCGAAAAGTTGGTTCAAAGGGTGCTCCAACTAAAGACGCTTTTGTCCAATCTGCTAAAACAGCTAAGAAAAAAGTAGGCGGCTGTGTATGGTAAGCCCTATAAGCAAAACCACAAAAGGTAAAAAACGTCATTACTTAAGC